AGAGCGAGTGCATCGCGTCGTTCTTCGCATAAATCAATCATGTACTGTGTCAAGCTAGTATTCGTAAGGCCCGGAACAACAAGAAGGTTGAAATCAAGTTGTTCAGGATCTGCAACCGTTTCAAGTGCTTGGCGATATGTGAAATATTCCGAACTTGCTGCAGATGAAGCGCCGAGTCCACCATTATAAAGAGGATCAGGGTGTTTGATATCGAATCCGTCGAAACCACCGAAGAACGGAAGTGTAAACTGGTCATAACCGAAGTCAAGAAGTGTCTTATAGTCGTTACTCGCTGTTGCGGTCAAACTATATCCGGTCGGGGTTGTGGTGGATCCAACGCCCTTGCGAGAACCAGAAATCCAAGTAAACTCATTAGATCCGGATACAATATCGTCCATAGTGAAGATATAGGCAAAGCTTGTTGTTTTACCGTTGGTAGCTCCGGGCGGAGAGGCTTGTTCGCTGGTAAGCATTCTGTGCATATCAGATATACCATATGCGGGGTTGTGACTAGTGGAGGTACGGCTAGTTCTCATTCCGTAATATACATCAGTTCGATCGGTCGTTGAAGCGTCAGTATCTGCGTGTACCAAACAATCAGTTGGTCCGGACAGGTGCGCTAACAGACGACCCATAACTCCACCGGTAAGCGATTGGGCTCCGGAGCCATCGCAGCCGCCATATACATTGTCTGCGGATCCGATGGGTGCTAATCCGATAACTGTGTCTAGTTCGCCGTTTGCAACCACATCGGTACCTGACGAGCTGATTGATATGGTTTGGTAGCTTGGTGGACCGTAATACCCGAAAGGTACTAAGCCCGGCGTTCCGCCGCCTTCCATACTACTGTGTAGTTCCACATATACATATTTTGACATGTTGGGGTAGTCGCCGTACTCGCGGAGTCTGCGATTTGATTCGTCATATTCGTAATAAATGTCGCCGATTTGCTTCTTGATATAGTTTGGTGAAGTCGGATCAAGATTCAAGTTGTCAAATCTTTCTAAAATTTGCTGATCTACATCAGTATCATTGAGTGCTCGGATAACAACTGAAAAGGTCCCATAGTCGGTTGTCGTTGAATTCGAAGCCTTGATTCTCTCAATTGAAACTTTACAGTTTTTATGCAACCACTCACCATGGCCGCGGCCCACCAAGCGGAAAAGCTTTTGTGGATTATAGGGTTCAAAGGCAGTAGGGTCGCCGGTATCTTGAGAAATGATCCATCCAGTGTGGCCTTCTCTAGAAGCTAGCTGCATTATTGCAGGCGACTCGGTTGCCGTAAATGCATTGCCCATGGGCAGCATCAGTCCGATCAATTGACTTGAAGCTGTGATTTGGCTAGCAATATATTGCTCAAAGGTTTCTCCGACCCAGTAATCTAGCTCAGCGCTCGAATCGTAAAAGTCTCCTGCGGAAACAAGAGTCGGGTTAACATTGAGCTTCTTGCGAATGAAGTTTTGGCTTGATTCATTAAGGTTGAAGGAAAGAGATTTGAATGGGGTTGTGGTAACAGGATTGGCAAATGCAACTTCAAAGTTACCAGCAGCATCAGAAAGAATGAAAGCCCCTAACGAAGAAGTTGTAGTTTGGTTTCCGGCGGCGTTTTCGTCTGAGCCAAAAACCGTTCCCTTAAGAAGAGGGACACCTTGGTCTGCGTAAATAATTGCTCCCAAGTGGAACGAGCCGGTATTATTGCGCCCAAGGGCGGCTGCAGCTGCGTCTTTTGTGGTTAGGGAGCTTGATTGGCATATCCACAAACCATAAGCACCGCCGCCTTTTCCGCCGGAGCCGGCATTTCCTTGGTTTGCTGTCTTCCAGCCACCTTTACCGGCAACTGTGTCTGCAGCATCCTTAGATTGCTGGCCCAATAGTCTAAGATAAGTAATTGGAGCTGTTCCTGACCTCAAAAAAGCTTTTGCGGCATAGGTGCCATACATAGGAGAAACCGATGTTCCGTTTCTGTATATGTCTCCGCCGGATTTACCGGGTACGGTTTCGCCGAATTGGTCGACGAAATCGCGATAAGACTCTACCTTAGTGGGAGTCATCGCGATGCCCTTTTCAGAGCGTCCAATAATTACTGGTCCAATAGCGTCTGGTTGTTTAGGTCGAAAGGAGTTATCAATTTCGTTGATAAAGACTCCGGGTGACACAAACTTAAAATCTTTTACTGACATTTAGCAAGTTCCTCTCTGTGGTTATAATCAAGCAATTATAAGCTAATCATCAGTAAATAGTTTACGCATTTCCAAAAGTATCACGACATAACAAGAAATTAATCGGTTTCAGGAACTAAACATCAAAAAGGCCCGAATCCCCCGGAAGTGGGGTTGTTTCTCTCGGAAATGTGATCTCTACAATATTTTCATCGACTCTAACAATTCTTCTGTCGTCGTTTTTGCCCTCTCCAATTAGGTATCCTAAAACTTTTATACTAATATCGGAAGAAAACATTCGTATATCTTCATTTAAAGTTGCAACATTGTTATTAGCAGCAAAGCTTGAATCGACAAATGCTTCGTATGTGTGTCCGTTTCTTTTAAGTATAAATGAGTTGATTTGGCCAGTTCTGGTTAAAAAGGGCTGTATTAGTTCGTTCATTTGTTGTTGGTATTCCGTTTTTATAGTGATCTTGTAATCAATATTGACATACACTGGAATTGGGATCGAGAGTGTTTGAATTACAATTTTTTTATTTATTCTCGGAAAGTGTTTTTGTAATTTGGCGCCGGTTGCGGTTCTTGTGCCGCCGGCAACAGCAAAATTTCGTGTTTTGTCTTGTACTATTCTTTTGGCGATCGTCATCCGGCCCGTTCTACCTTTCTTTTTGTCTGAATAGATATGCGCCTGATATGATCCTTTTCTTTGCGGATCTTTCGTTATGCCGGCTCTTTCGATGCTAATTAATGGTAGTTTTAGGGCGCCAGAGTTATCTCGTAATTCTTTATCGTTTTTGACCTGATATGCTCGTTCTGGAACCTGCCATAGCACTTCGACATTTTTGCGGCCTTCATTAGTAGTGGCAGAAAGGTCAAGATCTTGTTTGAGCCACGAAGTTATTGCAAAGTCTATATCCTCAATCGTAGACTCCAGCATTCCAATCTCTTTTAAAGTCATGGAGCCCGTATTTGGCAAATTGGGTATTTGGGCAAAATCAAAATTATTAGGAAGCATCGAATAATCCCTTTCTTGCAAACTTTGCACTCGCTATTACTTCAAAAGTTTGATCAACTTGACCAAACAATTTTCTCGGACGCGAAAGCTTAGTAAGCTCATAATAATTATCGCCATATAAAATAAAGTCACCCTCTCTAACGAAGAGATTTTGATCCTCATTCAGTCGACGCTTATGAAACTTGACTGTAATGATCGAATCGGCATCAACGCCTACGCCTTCCATATATTTTGTAGATTCTTCGTCAAACGAGACAAGTGCATAAACTCTGACTGGTGATAAGAAGGTTTTCTCTATAGCTTCGCCGTATAAATCGTGAAATTGTGTTCTTTCTAGATCAATTGAATAATATAAGATTGTTTGACCAATTACATTTTCAATCAACTCGTCATTGACTTGTTTTACTAAGTCGCGCTCTTTTTTACCTAAAAACAAGGGCGGTGGTGGCTGATCCGGTCTTTTCCATTCATCTGACATCTATTGCTATCCTACAAAAATTGGTAATGGGGCGAAAGTGAACGCTTTTGCGGTGGCTTCCGCTTTTTCGGTTGAAGTTTTCAGTAGTTCTTGATATTCCATCGATGCCAAGGTTTCGATCAGCTTAGCTTTTAGATCGTCTTGTTCTGCTTTAGCTTGAGCTAGCAATTCACTATGATTTAGTGTAACCGCTTCACCCGGAATTGGAATAGTGGTGAATTTACCACGAATTTGACCCAACATCTCTTTGCAGAGAGCCAGTGCATATTTGCGGATCCACTGCTTGCCCATAGAGTTGATGTTTTTGTATGGAAGATTCTCATACGGAAGGGTGTTCATGTTGTTGACGCCCAATGTTCCATCATTATATCCGGCCTTATCCGCGGTTGAGTCTTGCTTAATATAAAATTGAAACCAAAACTCCTTGTCAAACTCTCCAAAAGTTTCGGGAGTTGGAAATAGTCTCAATTTGTTGTTTTTTAACTCATATGAGAAATGAGAGGTTCGTGTAAAGATCGAGTCTTCATACATAATGGCTTGCATCTTGTTTTGCCATGTTGGTATCAATTCAAAAGTCGAATCATCAGCAAATTGTCCATAAGTTGATGCATTTCCAACAACATTGATACCACCATAGTATCCGTAAAACCTCCACATGGCGCGGGGGGTCTTATAGAATACTCTTGTAATATGCACTCGATTATTGCCCACTAATCCGGCATAATCAACGGCTCCGCCGGCTTCATCGGTACCGCTCTCACTAGCGGCTTCAATAATACTTTGTAAATCGTAATCTTGTTTAGCTTTTTGGGTCTTAAATGATCCTGAATAGATCGTTTGAGTCCCTCCAATATTAGCCAAAGTGCCTAGACCATCGCCAACTCTTTGTGCATAACTAATCTGAAATCTCGGCATTCTTAAGTTGGAAGCGGTCGGCCTGACGGTGCCTACCAACTCGCCTTTGTGGTTAAATGTACCAGTTACATCTCCCAGCGAATCCCCTAGTGCGTTTTTGCTTTGATGCAAGTTGATAATATAAGAATACTCTAGAACTGCCTCTTCATATGCCGAATAGACATTTGCCGGCGTTAGCTCAATATCAACAACATCTCCTCCCAGTTTTTTATAAACATAAGCCACTTGAAGGGCGGCTCCTGAAACGAAATCGGCGCTGCCTGTGTATATTCCAAAGGGAACTGCAGTCGCAACTGCGTCTGTTGAGCCTGTGGATGTTAATATAACGGCGCTTGTGGTTGATTTTGGCTTAAGATTCGTTGGCATTAGTAAACTCCTACATTCTAAGTAGTAAACTACCAATGTAAACTCTATCTAGGATGACACTCAAACAACAAACAAGTACTAATTTTTTGTAGTTCTGGCGCTTGTTTTTCTTTTTCTTGTAGTTTTTGCTCTAGCAGGGGGTGGCCTTTCGGTCTTTTTTTCTACTTTAGGTGCTGAAATCTTTTTCTTTAGCGTTGTTGGTTCTGCGGTTTTCTTTTTGATGGATTCTGGTTTTGCGGCGATCACTTCTTGGGGCGCCGGGTTCTCATCAATTGGTGGCGCTACGCGTTTTTCGATCTTTTCTTCAATCGGCGATACTTCAACAGTGTCTACTTGTGCTTTGTTAGCCGAAAGTAGCTTTGCGCGGGGGTGAGCGCTGTATTTATTTTTGAATTTGCCGCGGATGGCTTTAATTCTTCTCTTTTTTCCCATGGGAACTCCTTAGTGTTTAGTCCAACAGTAAATAGTAATCGCAGGTGCAAAAATCTCAAAAAATTGCCGGCGAAAAAATTTGGCAGATCGACATTTTTGTTTTTTTTGTCTCAAATGGAAAAACCCCCCAATCCAAAAAGGAAAGGGGGGCAAAATATTATAAATATAATATTATATATTATTTTATTCAGCGGCTAAGGTAATAGCATCGACGACGCGTGAGCGGCCGGTGACATAATAGTTTGTTCCATCACACCACAGTATGGCGTGATCACCTTTTACAACGGTGCCGGTGAAGGTTAAAACTTCCGTTCCAATAACAGTCGCGGGCTGCAGCTGTACAGATCCGTTATCGGCCGCCGTTAAGACGGAACCCAGAATTAAATCTGTTCCGGGTGCTGTAATCGCCACAGGTTGGCTTTCATCATTTACCCAAAACTCACAATGCCAGCCCGAGCCTGCAGCGGCTACAGTTGGCAGAGTAACAGCGACATTGGCTGTCCCAATTGTAAATTTCTTTCCGCTATCGGCAGCCGTCAAAGTCTTGTTTGCGGTGATGGCTTCCACAACGAGGCGTGTTTTGAGCGCATTTGCATTTTCGTTAATCAGGCTACGAATTCGTGCCCAACCTACTCTTTTAGTTCCCATAATATATTTCTCCTTATATGAATATTAATTAGGTCAATTAACGAAGAGATTTCTCCCCTCGCACATAAGTAGTTTCACATAAACGAAAGCCCCCTTCAAAGAAGGAGGCTTTACATTTTAATTAACGGCTAGGGTTTAGCTAGTCGAGCCGGCTCCACCCAGCAGATCGCGGACAATAACGAGTCCGTACATATCAGGACGCACCATCTTCTTGGCATATCC